TATAATGACTGGGTTAATTTTTGTTGTTTATATACAGATTTATACGAATTGCGCAATTAAATAAAAGTTATAATCTATCGGTAAAGGTATGGAACTACACAGCAATCGTCAACCCCATATACTCCACGGCAAAATGGACGGGCTGAGAGGCCTAATCGAACAATACTAGAAGGAATCAGTGCCATAACTTATAATATATCAAAATCGCCAAATATGTTTATTTGATTGATTTCTATTTTACTTATTAAGTTAAAATTTTTTAATTTTTAAATTACATTATATTAGATGATAACACTTTGTTGCGATCCAGGCTTGAGAAATTTGTCACTGTGTATAATGAATTCTGAATATAATATTTTACTATGGGATACATTTAATATATTAGATGGTGATGATTATCATTGTCAAGGTTTATTTAAAAATGGTAAAGTATGTGGTAGAAAATGTTGTATGAAATATAAGAATGATAAGAATGGTAAAGATGATAAAGATGACAATACATTAATTTATACTTGTAAGACGCATTTCCCTAAAGAAATCAAGAAAACAAAACTTAATGATTTTAAAAAGAAAAGTATTGATGATTATCTTTTACAAGATATAGCTAATACTTTTATAAACAGATTACAAGAAATATATGATCAAAATCCTGTATTTAAAACATTAACGAGTATTCTTATAGAATTGCAACCGAAGTGTAATCCTAAATCATTATTTGTAAGTCATATACTTTATGGTAAATTTGTTGAATTGTATAAAAACACTATTCCTATTAGATTTATTAGAGCATCCCAAAAATTACGTGCTTATACAGGCCCGCAAATTGAGTGTAAATTAAAAGGTAAATATGCTCAGAGAAAATTTTTAAGTGTTCAGTATATACGTTGGTTTTTAGAAAATAAATTTTCAAAAGAACAACGAGAAAAATGGTTACCGATATTCTTATCACATACAAAGAAAGACGATATGGGAGACAGCGGATTGATGTGTATCAATGCTATAACTGGTATACCAAAAAAACAAATTACAAATAAAAGGGGGAAATGTATAAAATAACAAAAATACACACATACCGTTTACATTATTTTTTTTATAATATTGGATACTCGTTTTACATAACTTAGGGCGTAATTAATACCGGATTTATAAATATTTATAGGTTTATAATAATAATAATAACATACAACTTGATTATTAAATTTTACACGTTGTGACGCTTTATCAAAATTTAAGCTGCGATTTAATTGTCTTGTTTCTGTTTGCGTTACAATAGTGTATTGTCTCATTATTAATATATATATATTATTTAAAATCACTTTTTTAACACGTTTAAAATTAAAATAAATTTAAACGTATATAATTAACTATGCTTATCAACGATTTTGAAAAACTTTCACTTCGTAAATTTAAAATTAAAAGTATTTTACCAGATGCTACAATACTTATACTCGGGAAAAGGCGGAGCGGCAAAAGTTTTCTAGCAAGAGACATCTTTTTCCACCACCGAGAGATACCATCAGGTGTAGTTTTTTCTGGTACAGAAGAAGCATCTCCATTTTTCGGAGATTTCATTCCAGATTGTTTTATACATTCTGAATACGACCCTGATTTAATTGAAAGTATAATGAATAGACAAAAACGTAAAATAAGAGAGGCAAAAGGAAAAGGTCTTTCAGAAACAGGAAAACATCAAAGTAATAATTTATTTATAGTATTAGATGATATGTTACACGATGCTGCAAATTGGAAAAAGGAAAAAACTATCAAAAGTATCTTTTTTAATGGTAGACATTACAACTTTCTTTTTATACTAACTATGCAATATGCACAAGGTATCCCACCTGAACTAAGAAGCAATATCGATTACGTATTTATATTCAACGAACCATCTGTTGCTAATAGAAAAAGAATCTATGACGCTTATGCTGGTATGATCCCGAGCTTCGAGCATTATTGTAACATATTAGATGCTTGTACACAAAATCACGAATGTCTGGTCATAAAAACGTCAGGTAATACCTCTGATTTACGAGAACAAGTGTTTTGGTATAAAGCTGAAGCACATAGTAATTTTCGAGTAGGACATTCTCAATTATGGAAATTTCACTCGACAAATTACAACGAACGTTACGAAGAAGAAGATGATAAAGACAAGGAAGAATTTGATAAATTAAAACGTAAATTTGCAAAAACACGCAAACTTAAAGTCATTGTTTCAAGACAAGGCGATATTGTTGGTTATAAACAAGACGATTAAACATAACTTTACCGAAGAAATAAGGCTCCACAAGTTGGTAGAATACCCTTTTCTATTAATTAAATGCGTTTTTAATTTAAAAACAATACACTATAAGATGCTATAGACAATATATAGCGCAAATAAAAATGATAGAAGAAATAAAAACAGACAACAATTGTATAATTAAAGCATTTGAAAATAACCCGATATCAATCTTACACGAAGATATTAATAATAAAAAAATATACTATTTTAAAGCATCTGATGTAGGTAAAGTATTAGGTATTGTAAATATACATTCAACAATACAAAATTACGAAGAAGATGATGAGCGTGTTATACGTAAAGCCTATGACACCGAAAAACGTATACAAGACACTATATTTCTAAGTTCACAAGGAGTTTATCGTTTACTTTACAATAGTAAAAAAGAAGTAGCCAAAAAGTTTAGAAAATGGGCAGGAAATATTTTAGATGATATAATTTTTAACGAAAGTATCGAATTAAAACGTCAACTACATCATAATGAAAAAATGTTGTTAGAAAAAGAACAACTATTAATTGAACAAGAAACTCAATTGCAAGAAAAAGACGAGACAATTAAACAATTGGAAAATAAACCAGAAACTTACGGATTTGAAAGAGTACCTGGATATATCTATTTTGTAGAAGATACTACAAAACCAGGCCATATTAAATTAGGATATGCTACGACACCAAATAATAGAGTAAGTTCATTAAATGTAAGTTCTAGCACTTATTCATTAAAAAACTTGGTAACATTTGAAACATTTGATAAAGAATTTGCTGAAAAGATTGTACATTATTCATTAAATCCATTTAGAATTAAAAATAGAAAAGAATGGTTTTATTTTAAAAATCAAAATGAAATGGTATATGCATTGAATACCATTAAAAGTTGTATAGAATTTATAAAAAAATTTGATATAATAAAAATTAAAGAAAAGGGAACTATAAATTTACAAGAATTTTTAATTGAATTAAATAAAGAAAATATTGAAAAAGCTAATCAACTTAAAGAATTGCAAAAAGACAAACGAAAAATTATAAATAAAACTAATGCTGAAAAGGGAAAAAATCGTTCAGGTAATTTTAAAGGTACTACTTTTACTAAAGATAAACAATTATGGAAAGCTGAAGTTCAACATAATAATAAAAGAGTCTTTCTTGGGTATTTCACTGATGAAATAGATGCAGCTAAAGTATATAATGATTATATACTTTTTCTTAACGAAAATGAAATGACAAACTTTTTGTTAAATGATATACCTGGGTATGTCACAGTAGCAAGAAACATACCAGAAGAAAACAAACAAGAAAGTACAGAAAAGAAGACTTCAAAATATACAGGTGTCAGTTATGATTCTAAACGAAAATTATATGTAACTAGTATTAAACTATCTGGTAAAACTTACAATTTAGGAAATAATCATCAAGAAGTCGAATGTGCAAAATTATATAATCAACAAGCTCTATTTCTTAACAATACTTTAAATACAAAATATATATTAAACGATATATCTAATTATATAACTGTACCAAAAGATTTTCGTAATGACATAATAAATAATAAAAATGATAAAAAATCAAGCAAGTTTTATGGTGTATCTATAACTACAACAAAAAAATGGGCCGCTAGTTATATGCTAAATAGAAAAAAAATACACATTGGAACTTTTAATACAGAATTACAAGCTTGTCAAGCATATAATGAAACGGTCAGTAAACTTAATAAAAATAGTTGCAATTACAAGATTAATATAATTTAAACTAGTATTATATTTAACTTTTTTTGAAAAATTTAATATATATATATATATAATATATAATGAGTTCAACTATAATTATAGTAGGCATTGTTGTTATAAGTATAAGTATAAGTATAGTCGGTGTAGTAATGTATAACTCTTCCGCATCTTCCACAGAACCTTCTTCTACACAACTTCCTTCCACACAACTTCCTTCCACACAACTTCCTTCCACACAACTTCCTTCCACACAACTTCCTTCCACACCTACTCGAACATATACGAAGAGTGTTAACATGGATTTAAGTGGTAGTGATATAAAATGTTATGAGGATGGAAGTTCAGCTGATTTTTGTAAAGCAAAATGTGATAGTGATACAACATGTAAAGCTTATAATTATATTCATAAAAATACTGCTTGGGGTCAGAACAGTGGATGTTGCTATAAAACATTTAATCAACCATTAGGTAGTAGTCCAGGTATAGATTTTTATGCATTAAATTAAATAACTACATTTAACATTTGATTCTAAATATTTACAAAATTTTGCAATTTTTTATAAATATCATAAAACATAAAACATAAAACAAAAACATAAATACAAAAACATAAATACAAAATCTTGATATAGTAAATTTAATACTGTATAATGGTTTTACAAGATTACTCGAGTATTATATTTAACTAATATAAAATTTAATTTTTTAACTATTCTTTTTATAACCCAATGGTCTATCCAACCAACTCCGTATTTGTAAGCATCATTATTAAATCTTTGAATTTTATTTTTATATTTAAAAATTTTTTCTTCATTTATATTTTCCATTTTAACAATATTATCCAAATATTGTATATCTTCTACTTTAATGATATTTTCCACATTTTCTATTTTGACTATATTACTCCATTTTTCCACATATTCTATATTATATGTGGTCTTGTTTATGTTATTTGCGAAAGGCATTTACAATATAAAAAGAAATATAAAATATTAAATTCAGTTTTTTTTTTATTTAGAATATACAAGTATGTCTGATTTATACACAGATGAATTTGCACAATATACAAGTATATCTGATTTATATACAGATGATTTTTCACAATATATAATACCCCCACAAGTCATTACAAATGTAAAATATGTAGATCCATACAATCCATATTCTGAGATAACAGATAAAGACTCAAATACAATTGTATTACCAAAATTAGATAATTTAAAATTATCTAATATAAACGTACTGGATGATACGACATTTTCAGAATGTTTAGATTTGCTGTTATTTAATTTTAATATTTTATCACAATCTGGTGGAAAAGTTTGTACAATGTTTTTTAATAAAATAGAAGAATTCTTTATACATTTAAATTTGATAACATTTCAAATATACATATCACATGATATAATGATTCAAATACAAAATTGTATAAATAATAATCCTAGTGGTATAATAATCTTACCAGTCAGACTGGATTTCTTAAATATCCAGCAAGAATATAATCTAGATTTAAGTAAAGAAGATGTTAATGATGACGTCCACACAGCGCATTCCAATTTAATTATTATAGATAATACTTGGAAAACTATAGAATTTTACGAACCACATGGAATTACTTTAGGACATGCATATTCTGACTTTATACAAATACCACAAATTTTAGAAAAATTTCTAAAAACATCATTTTCTAGTATAGATAATTATTCTTTTGTAAATGTATCAAATAGTTGCCCTATTGGAGCCCAAACAATACAAGGTATTTACAACGCTAGTGCTGGACATTGTCTTGCTTGGAGTTTATATTTTATAATGGTAAGAATTCTAAATTTTAATTTTGTACCAATTGGAAAAAACATATCACAAACAATTAATGAAATTATTACAAAAGAAACACCTCAACAAATTGATTCAACTATTAAACGTTTTTTAACATATATACAAACACTTGGTGTATTACCTTCACGAGTTATGATGCATATTAATAAATATAATTTGCAATATTTTATAGAAAATAAATCACAAATTGAAACAAGACTCCGTAATCTTATCAGACTATATTTTATGAATGCAATCTTTTATAAACGCGATTTTAAATTAATCTTTGAAGAAATAATATCATACAAAGCATTGCCAAATTATTATGAAATTTTTATAGATGAATTAAACAAAACACATGATAATGTAAATATAAATGATTACATCAACTTTGATTACGTCCCTTAGACCGATACCCCCCCCCCTTATATTACATCATTTTCTCGCAAATACTTCCAAGTCCTACTACCTATCTTTACACGTCTTCTAGTTAATGGATTTATTATCCACACACCTTGACCTTGAACTTGAACTTGACCTTGAACTTGAACTTGACCTTGAACATTACTTAATTGTATTGTATCTTGCGTGTTTAATTCTGTTCTACACATTGGACAAATATTATTATTCGCATCAACGTGACTTTGTAAACAATCTTTATGAAACACGTGATTACAATGTAATCGAAATCGGGTGTCGTTAGTGTCATTGGTGTCGTTAGTGTCATTGGTGTCGTTAGTGTCATAACAAATACAGCAATTATATTCTCTATTTATGAAATCTTCAAATGTTATATCTTCATCGGATTGCTCATTAAAATTTTCTGCAAAATCAATATAATTATAATAATTTTGTAAAGTAACTGATATTCTATCATAATCTATTGAATATCTATCTATTTCAAAACATCTACTTTCATAATATCCAGCTGGATAAGTTTCATTTGACACAGATAAATCTATAAATATAGAATCTATATTAACCATCATATAGTTGTGAATAAAATTATTAAATGTTTCTATCTTTTCTTGTTGCAAGTATCGTATTAAACACGAAACCCAACTTTGATACATCACGTATACGGTATAACTAGGATCATCTCTTCCTCCTGGTTCATACATGTAAGGATTATTATCTAAAAAAGAATGAAATGTTAACAAGATAGTTTCTATACCCATACTAGATGTCCATTTTTCAAATTTACTATCACCCCATGTATTTAAAATAGTCGCACAACATTTACCATTTTCATACATGTTTGGATGTATACGAACACCATCGTAATTTACAAATGTAACTTCTGGTGGAGAATGAGGATAATTATCTGGTATTTTAAAATTTAAACGAACAAATTTATGCCTATAAATACTATCAATAGGGGCTTTAATAATAGCAAAAAGACGATCAATATCATTTTCGTCATAATGAACTATATAATCGTTTTGTAACAATTCTCTTTGAGTTTGTTGTAAATACAATTGTCTTATTTCCTTTTGAAATCTTTTGTTTACCATATGATTCTTATCTAATATAATAACTATTTATTTAAATAAAGAATCAATTTATTTTTTAACTGCTAATTTTCCACGTTTATACATATCATACAATTTTTCTTTTATCATTTCTTCTTTCATTTCTTCTTTACGATTAGCTTGTTGTTTTTGTTTTTGTGTTTGTTTTACGATTGTTTGATCAGGTATATATATAATATTGTCTTTTAATTGAACACTCCAAGTAATATTTTGAGCAGTATTTATAAGCATTATATAATCTGGAAACATCACCTTCATCAATAAACCACCTGTACGAAATTGTCTAGTAGTTGTATTATAATATTTGATCCAAGTCTTGAAAATAGGCAATTCTTCTAGTATTTGTTTATCCTGAATCGATTTTAATGAAACACAATTTTCTAACCTTTTTAAAATATCATCTCTTGTAAAATTATCTTGACGACTCCCATTAATTGGCTTTTTATAATTTGATTCTATTAAACTTTTATAAACAACTTTTTGTTGTTTTTGTTTTTGTACCGTAGTAATAGTTGTTGTATTTTCTGTATTTTCTGTATTTTCTGTATTTTCTGTATCCGAATAATACTCATCTGGATCATCTGGATATTCAGATCCAGTAGCAGTTGATGTATTTTGCTTTTCAATTATATATTTTACTTTTGCTTTCATATTGCAATAATACAATAAATAAAAAGTTTCTCAATTTTTATTTATTTTCATTATATATATGCTATATTATATATACAACATCCTTTACGATTTTATTTATACAGACATTAGTGTCGATGAAATAATACCAGGATTATGGTTAGGCAATTATAAAGCAGCTCTAGATATTGATTTTTTAAAGCAAAACAAAATTGATTTAATTATTAATTGTACACCAAACATTCCTTTTATAAACAATGAAAAGTCTTTAAATATAGAGACATATAGAATTCCTGTAAATGATAGTTTACTAGAACGAGATTTTATACTAATGGAAAAATATTTTAAAATAGCTATACCAATGTTATTACAAAAATACACTATTGAAAATAAAAAAATTTTGATTCATTGTCATATGGGTAAACAAAGAAGTGCAATTTTAACAGCAGCATTATTAAAAGCCCTAATAGATAATAATCATATTCGTTTACCAGAAATACCAGAAAACATAGGTACCTTACCGAATGTTTCGGCTCGGCAAGATAATCAAAAACAATTTGAATATATTTGCAATTATTTATTATCAAAACGCTACCAAGTATTTACATACGGTTTACGTATTAACTTTGAACCAACTTATAAACGTTTTTTTAAAATTTTTTAAATTTTATTTTATATTATATACTTTATATATAATGTCAGATGCTCCAAAATTAATAGAAAATTATGGTTATGTACCATTTTATTTGTTTCAATGGATTGTTTTATTTTTACAAGTATACATGATATATAATTATAAAACAGTAAATGAGTTGTTTGATAAATATTTTGACAAAAGTGATAATCAACAATATATTAAAAAATCAATTTTAACATTACCTCTTTTATCCATGATTTATTATGATATTAGATACAGTAGTTTTTCTTTAAAAAATATGGGAGTAGATCCAGCATATAATGATACTATAAAACAAATTTTAAATATCCTTGGGTCATATGCTATAATACAAATTTTAAGTCAAGATACAGGTTTAAAAACTACAATATTACAACGTGATTTTATGCAAACACATTTATTATTTATATTTATTTCTATAGGTATGGCATATAGTGTTACACAAAATAGATCTCAATCTATTCTCGCTCTCATTTTATATTATCATTTGAAATATGTTGTTGGAAATAATGTAACATATGATTAATTAATAAACTTTTTAAAACTTTTTAAAACTTTTTATTCTAAATATAATGTAATGGAAACTGTATCAAGAACTAAGAAATATTTAGATTATATGAAATATTATGAAAAATTATACTTGTTAAAGGATAAATATAAAAATTACGTTTACACAACTAACCAATCAATGTTTAATAAAAAAATATTATCATCTGGAATTGAAGGTACAGTATACAAATCTAGTTTTAAAAATAAAGGGGGGTCTAGTTTTAAAAATAAAGGGAGGTATTTATACAAACAAATAAGATCTCTCGTTGGATTTTTTGTAATAAAAACAATAAATTTGAAACGTATACAGTATCAAAAAAATATACACGAAACAATGTTAAATACAGTTCCCAAACATGTATATAAATTATTTCATAGTACCGATTCTTATAATAAACCAAGTTTAATAGAAATAATATCTAATACTTTAACTAACCAACTTGTATTTCAAAAAATCTGCCCACATTATATTTTAAATTACAACTGGGATTATGAAAATAACAAGATAAGATTATATAATGAATATGCCACGTATGGTGATTTTTATTCATGGAGTAAACAAGAACACTCTGATGAATTATGGTACAATGCATTATTCCAAATAATAATTGGACTCTTGGCTATCAAAAGATATTTTAATATGATACATACAGATTTCCATTTAGGAAATATACTAGTAAACAAGGTTACACCCGGTGGATATTGGGTATACAAAATAAATGGACACAATTTCTATTTACCAAATCTTGGATTTGTATTTTTATTATCAGACTTTGGATTTGCATGGATTCCTAATAAATTATACGTACCATGGCATTATACAAATACTCTTCGTTTTATTACAACTAGATCAATCCATTTTTATGACATTTTAACATTTATAACATCTATAAAAAAATTACCATTACCTGAAAAATTTTCAAAAACATTACTACACCATTTCAAACGCAATGATACTCTTGTTTTTAAACGCACTTATTATAAAAAACGTTTAAATTATTATAAAAGTAAATCCAATGGTAAATCCAATAATAAAATAAAATATTACAACGAAATTGTAAAAAATTATTCCAAATATAGAAATGTAAAAAATGATACATTAGTTACAAAAATATTTAGTATTTTTTACAACAAATACAAATATAAAAACAAACACGAAAAATGCATAGAAAAATATTCTTTGGATAAACATTTTGTTAAAAATAAACTTGCAAAAGTATTTCAAAAATTAATCATTTAATCAAATATACACCCATTCTTTACAATCTTCACAATCGTCTCTTATAATACACTCTGGAAAATCGTGTTCCCAATTTGGTATTACATGTTTTATTATATATTCAATCCTATGATTTAATATAGATTCACTGTATCCAAGTTTCTTTTTAGCATCATATAAACAAGTATAACCACTATGACATTTAGTATTAATATAATAACCTAATGCAAAACAAGTACTACCACAATTCCCCATATATATCGGATCTGCATTATGCCCAAAATGATATATATTCTCATCGTACCTTGTGTTTTCATCGTACCTTGTGTTTTCATCGTACTTTGTATTCTTTAATTTATTTACTAAATTTAAATAATGTCGATCACCAGGTGATTCAAATACAATTGCTTGTTTATTATACAATATACTTGATACACTTGCTAAAATACCTCCTAAAGAATGCCCTGTGAATATTATTGTACTCGTTTCAAAATCGATCATACCTTTTACTTTTTCAACTATACTTTTTACTATATTTATATAATTTAATTCATAATTTAAGCTGTTATTATAACATTGTTTACAACAAGTATATTTATCAACGTTGTCGCATAACTCGCATTTTTCAAATAAACTACTTTGTTTATAAAAACAACACGAAAAAAATAAATTATCATTGTATTTATCACTTGATGATGTAGATTTTATAGTATTTTCAATTTTACAAGTATTCAAGTCTTGTTTTATATATAAAACGTTACTCGCGTTACTCGCGTTACTCGCGTTACTAGCGTTACTCGCGTTACTCTCGTTACTCGTATTTAATGTATTCCAATATAAACTCGTTCCCTTAAATGCTATAACGCCTATATTACGTTGTTTGTTTGTAAAAAAATATGCTTTTACAGTATCATTTGATAAACTTATATCGGTAACTTGATCCAATGTTGTATTTATCCAATTTGTACTAGTCATTTTATAATATACATTATGCGACATAACTGCCATCTCGTATACAGTATTGTAATTTATACTCGTAAACAAACCATTAACAAAAGTTAATAAAAATAATACATACATTTATTAATTAATATTAAATTTATAATAATTAATAAACACGATTTTTTGATTTTTTAATTTTTTAAAACAACAATCTTGTTCTTACCAAATTTGGTGTTTCTAAAGTCATAGTTGAAGTAGTTTCTGTTGCAGTAGTTTCTGTTGCAGTAGTTTCTGTTGCAGTAGTTTCTGTTGCAGTTGGAGTTTCAATGATAGTAATTTCTCTAGGAACTTCCTGAGTTGGTTCCGGACAAGGGGTAGTTTCTACTGGACTTGGAGTTTCAATGATAGTAATTTCTCTAGGAACTTCCTGAGTTGGTTCCGGACAAGGAGTTTCAATTACCGAAGGAGTTGGTTCAGGTATAGTAATTTCTCTAGGAACTTCCTGAGTTGGTTCTGGACAAGGAGTTTCAATTACTGAAGGAGTTGGTTCAGGTATAGTAATTTCTCTAGGAACTTCCTGAGTTGGTTCTGGACAAGGAGTTTCAATTACTGAAGGAGTTGGTTCAGGTATAGTAATTTCTCTTACTTTT